GTGGGAAATCCTTTGGACTTTCGAGTCCATTTGCTTGATTACGCCGATCAGTTGGGGTTGCCGGGCAACATCCCAGTCTCGCCTACTACGGCGGAACTGTCAGACAACCAACAGACGTTGGTGCATAACGCGCCCATATTACTGTACGATTCAACTAGATCTGAGACAAATGGAGGGAAAAGGGGAGTCGGCTCATGTGGAACCTTGATACGGTACCCTTGTGGAGCTTTGTTCGCTCACTGTTATGGTGGGAATGAGAACATTGCGTTCCGAGTCCCCGTAACCTTTCCTAAGGTTCCGAAAAAGAAGATCGTGCTGGAAAACGGGCAGGAGGAATGACTAGGCGGGATACCTGTGGGCTACGGCTGTTACCCAGAAACAGTTCTACCAGGATATCGCAGAAAAAGTAGCCCAACAGAAGGAAAACTTCATACCAACCGAACAGCCAAGCAAGCTCGGAAATATCACCAATTCAATCCTTTGGTACCAATCCAGGACATCCTGGTGGTGGGAGCCAAGGGTAGTTTAGAGGATGTCAAAGAGGAAGCTAGGAAGTTCGCGTCCAATCAGCAAGAGTTTGCACCAGAGGTTGTAGACCACGTGGTGGAGAGCCTGCGAAACTGCTGTGTTAAGACCCGGGCGGACCCCCTCTCTTATGAGGAGGTCTTGTCGTTGTACATCGATAGGAAAACTTCAGCCGGCCAGCCCTGGAAAGAGCTAGCTGCAACGAAGGGGGACCTATTGGAAGCACATGGCCTAAACACCATAATTGCAGCTCTTCATGCCTATGAGAAAGGGATTCTTGACCTGACTGAATGGCCCACACACGTGTGGGACTGCTTGTCGAAAGAGGACAAGTATAAGAAAGAAAAACTAGACAACAATCGCCTGCGGACGATTCAAGCTGGTGACTTCTTTTACTTATGCCTGTTGATCAGATGGACAGCACCAGCAGTCAAGAGTATCTACGAGAGGCACCCAAGGTACATGGTAAAGTTCACCCCGGAGGATTACATCCGGAAAATAACATTAGAATTTGCACAATTCGACACGTTTGGGGTGGACGGCACTGGACTGGACCGAGGGATACCAGGTGCTGCGACAGCTGTGTTGCTACACGAGCTGTGTACCCCGACAGACACACCTGAGGAAATTGAAACCTTCCTAGCACGCGTTGCCAACGAAGGCCCCCTCCAGTTTGGAGATGGCTCTTATGACGACTCACGTGTGGGGGGGAACATTTCCGGGATTTGGATAACGACCCTGACCAATTGCTTCCTAGTGGATCTGGTGTTGACAGAGACAGCATGTGATACATTCAGCTGTTTGCCTGATCAACTGGATCTTCACATTAGGTGGTCAATTACAGGGGACGACGTCCTTTTAGGTCTCCCAAAGTCAGACACCAACAAGGACTTGATGAGAAGGTTGCAC